CTGAAACGTGCACTATTTGAACCTAAGTCCGTAGTTCCATTAGTACCAGCTTGACCTGAAACACTGAACGGATGAATAATGCTATTACCATCGTCAAACTTCAGGCCAGCTACACCTGTGCCAATTGTTAAGTCTCCTGTTTTAGTGCCAATCTGACCTACGGTTGTGCCTGACTTGAAAAGTCTTATCAGGTCACCGTCTGAACCTGTACGGTTGATGTTTGCTGTAGCATTGGAACCTGCTGTAGCACCATAATACGAAAAACCTGCTCTACCATCATCACGCAAGTTATGTCCGTTGTCTGCCGCACTGTTTGCGTTGTTGTTCCAAACTACATCATCAGTAGTCCCAACCAACAGGTTGCCTGAGTTATCCAGCCTCATTTGATTACCACTGCCGCCAGTAAAACCTAGAAAACCTCCGCCCCAGAATAGACCAGCATCTGTGTCGTTTGATGCCGTTATTGAGGGCGCACTAGAGCTTCCTGCTCCAACAATTGCACCACCTGTTACAGTAACGTCACCAGTAACGTCTATGCCTGTGGTTGTGGTGGCTAGTTTTTCTGAGTTGTTGTAATAAAGTGTAACACCTTGATTGGCTATTGCTGCAAGGTAGTTCTCATTGTGTGCAGTATTTTGAAGATATAAGTTCTCACCTCCAATCTTAAAGTTGCTTGAGCCACTTTCTGTAATAAAGGAAGTGCCAGCATTATGATAAATCTGTAGGTCAGACCCAGAACCAAAGATAGCTTTGTCATTATCGCCAAAATTAATATCAGCAGTTGTTGTAAGACCATCAGTAGTTATAACGCCTGTAACGTCTATGCCTGTGGAGGTGGTGGCTAGTTTTTCAGAATCAGTATGGAATAGACGGGCTACGTTTGACTGTCCTGTAAAATATCTGTTACCTCCAGCCGTTTGAATTTCAACATTAGCACCTTTAATCTGTAAGTCACCAGTGCCGCCGTCCTTGATAATAGAGTTACTACCATCGTGATAAATCTCTAGGTCAGAGCCAGCACCAAAGATAGCTTTATCGTTGTCTCCAAAGGTAATGTCACCATCAACAGTAAGCCCATCACTGGTAATAGTTCCAGTTACGTCAAGAGCTGTCGCAGGTGAATTATTACCAATACCTACATTGCCTGATGAGCCTTGTACAAATAAAGCATTAGCAACAGTATCACTTTCTACACGGAAATCATAATCTACACCGTCGTCGTTTATAACAGCTTCTGTTCCATCAAACATTATACGACTAAAGTAAAATATAGGATTACCTGGATCGAAAAATGGAACTTGAAATGTATCTATTTCAAACTTACCAGTTGCAGAAACATCAGTAACATCATCTATATAAGAATTAATTCTTGAATAGGTTACTTTATTACTTCCACTATCTTCTGCTTGAAAAGATATTCTACCAGTTAAGTCGTTATCAGCAGGACTAGAGCTATCTCTAAATAACTCTAACAAGGGTCCAGATAAAGCATCTGTATCTGTTGATTTAAGAACTAGCTGTGGATTATTATCACCAGTTGTAATAGTTACAACCCCTGTTAAAGATCCACCTGTTAAAGGAAGGTAGTTACTAATGCTAGTGGCAACAGTAGCTGACAAAGCTGCAATCCTGCTTTCTAGTGTAGCAGAGAGAGCAACAATGGTAGAGGCATTAGCTGTAATACTTGTTTTGTTAGTAGCAGTAAGCACAGACACTGCTGCAATTCTAGTTTCTAAGGTAGCAGATAAGGCTACTACAGCAGAGGCATTAGCTGCAATGCTTGTCTTATTGGTAGCAGTTAGTACGGACACTGCTGCAATTCTAGTTTCTAAGGTAGCAGACAAGGCTACAACAGCAGCAGCATTAGCTGCAATGCTTGTCTTATTGGTAGCAGTAAGCACAGATACTGCAGCTATACGAGTTTCTAAGGTAGCTGATAAGGCTACTACTGCTGAAGCATTAGCAGCAATACTTGTCTTATTAGTAGCAGTTAGTACGGACACTGCAGCTATACGAGTTTCTAAGGTAGCAGACAAAGCTACTACGGCAGAGGCATTAGCTGCAATGCTAGTTTTATTTACTGCAGTAAGAGCTGAGACAGCAGCTATACGAGTTTCTAGTGTTGCTGACAAGGCTACGACAGCAGAAGCATTGGCTGCAATACTTGTTTGATTAATTACAATAAGAGAAGTGTTGGCTGCAATGCTAGTTTGGTTGACTACGGTAAGAGCTGATACAGCAGCAATCCGTGAATCTGAAGCAATACCAGTTAAGTTAGAACCGTCACCATAGTAAGCAGTTGCAGTTACATTATTAGTAACCGTTAAATTACCAGTACGTAAACTACTTACACTTACGTCTTGAAATGTTAATGTTTCAGCAGTAAGAGTATCAGTTGTAATATTAGTAACAGAGACAGTCGAGCCTCTAATAGTTGTTGCACTAAGTACTCCTGTTTCAACAGCACCAACAGTAAAAGAACTACCAACATTAAGATTGCCAGTAATGCTTACATTACCAGTAAAGGCTGCCGAAGTTTCTGATATTTTTAATGAGGAGTTGTTTCCTGAGCCATCCTGAATAGCACGTAGTGTACCATCTAATCCTTCATTAGTGGCACTTGAGTCTATCTGTAAAAGATCCTTATATGTGTTAGCAATTAACTTGCCTGTTAAGTCACCCATTTAAACAGTACTCCATTTCTTATCTACAAGTTCCCACTGGTATATAGTAGTGTAAACNTCTGTTGCATCTTCCCACTTAATGTTCCTATCAATNTTAGGATCAGGTCNTGCATTCATTACATACTGACTATTNTCTCTAAGGTTAGGAGTTTTGTTCTGTGCATGATTTACTCTATCATATGACCCATCCCAATCATTAGGACAGACCCACAAATCAAAACTGTTCTTACGTAATAAAGTACGTCTATATGCAAAACCACATATGTCACACTCTGCTCTTACGTGTTTACCTCTAGCCATCTAAATCCCTATAACGGTGGTAGCCAAGAAGACACAGGTACTGCAGATACAAGTATAGGTCTTAGTGGTCTAGCATCTTGAATATTCTCGTCGTCTGAAACATTAGCAATTCTATTCTGTGGGTGGTTAACTAAATCAAAGTTTGCCTCAAAGTCCATAGGGCATACCATCATTCCGTAGCTGTTCATTTTTAATTCACGAAGCCTGTAACGGAAACCACAAATATCACAAAGTCCTAATGCTCTATTTGCCATTACACATAGTTCAATCTAGGACGTATTAACAAGTTAGCACGTTCTTTATCTTCTTCCTGAGCACGTAGCAGTCGTTCCTCATACTCTTGTTTAATCATTTGGATACGTCCTGCCTCTACNCCAGGTCGTTTCATTGACATGAAGTATGCAGTACCAGCAGTTAAACAAGGAAGGAAACGACGGGANATGTCTGCTGTCTGGGCAGACCTTGTCACGTCTTGGAAGTATTTAACAGTTTCAAAGGTAATTGAATCTGTGCTGTTCTCAGGGATAGGCCATAGATACACAACAGATTGGTCACGTTCACGACGTACAGCATACTGAGTAGGACGACCTGTCTGTCCCTTACGAGGAACCTTTAGATATTCCTCCATACTAATTCGTTGTAGTTGTAGATCAATACCATTACGTTTAACTACAGCTTCTAATACATCAATGTTCTCAGAACCCAATGTATAACTAGTAACACTAGTAGTTACGGTAACAGCAGTAGTAGAAATAGTCCATAGCTGAATGCCACGGTTTTGCCAGTCCTGTAGTAATAAGTTAATTGATCGACGGGCTGACTTGCCCTCTTCACCTAGTGTGGCTTCACCACCGATCATCTCCATAGCTTCTTGAATAATTTCATCAATGTCCATTGAGAAGTTATATGTTCCAGATGTAGCCATAATTTAATTCCTTTAAAATATTATCTTGTATTTTCTCTTACGAGGCTTTAACCAAAAGTATACGTCAATCATGGCCTACGTGCCTTTTTCTTTCGGGAAGCAAGTGTAGCTCTTTGACTAGAACCTCTTGGATTATCGTAGCCAATTAACTTATTACGTTTAATAGATCCCCTACCTTTCATGCCTGGTTTGCTAACCTGCTTCCCAACTGATGCTCTACTTACCATTATTGTATGCTCACTATTCCAAATATCGAAGCTATAATTAAACCTACAACTGAAACAGCAATGACACCTATTAGCATTGCCTGTTGTAATTCTTCAGCTTTTATCTTAGCCAATCGTCTACGTTCTGCTTCTGCTTCCTTTTCTTCCTGTAATCTTCTAGCACGTTCGTTAAGTATCTCTTGCCATGTACTAGAACCAAATCGAAGGTTAACAAGGTTTCGTATTTCAGCCATTTGTTCTGCAGCTAGTTTAGCATCTATAACTGAATTAGCTGCTGACTTATGTTGGGACATGACACTTCCACTAGAAAATCTGTCCTTCTGTACTTGCTGCTCCCCATTTAGTAGGCCATCTATTGCCCCTGAAATTTCTCCTATGTCTTTAACTGTCTCGATGTGTGTCTTAATAAATTCAACAGATTGTTTAACCAGTGCTATCCCTGCTAATGCAGTAGATATTGGTTCCATAAGTTATGTTCCTCTCTCTATTATAACTCATTATTTCTTTTTACCCAACCCAAACTTTTGCTTTTGAGACTTAGGTGGAGCCTTCTTACTTCCACCTGAACCTGCCCAAAATACTTTATCTGCCCAGTATGCAGCAGATGTTTTACCTTTGGCTATATTCTTACCATGTCTTGCCTTAAAACTTTTACGTGCTTCAGGACTATAGTTGTGCCCCATACTTTGAGCACCAAATCTAATAACCTTTACCTTCTCTCCATCCTTAACGGCTACAACAGCTTTCTTAGTTGGATGATTAGGTGTACGTTTAGGTTTGTTTAGACCTGTTAGTCCTACTTTTTTTAGTCGGTTTTTTTGTGCTTCTGTTAGAGCCACTTGTAACTCCTTTACTTCTGTATGGTTTAACTTTCTTAGCTATAGATTTAGGTTGCTTAACAAACTGTTTTCCTTGTTTAGTTCCTTTTCTTTTTGCTGCCGTAGTAGCTGCATATTCTGACGGGGTGAGTGCCTCAATAGCTTTCTTTGGTAAGTACCTTTCCCCTGTTTCCGATGACTTCTTGCCACTCTTAGTTCTCCATTTCTGCTTTGTCCAAGCTTTTAGAGACTTCTGAGATTTTGCCAATGCCATTACTTATAGCCTCCACCTTTCTTCTTGTATTCCGATGCAAGTAGTTGTGCCTTTCTTGCAGACCACTGACCTGCTGAACCACCTTTTGTTCCTGCTTTAATTTTATTAAAGAGGTTCTTCCGCATGGTGGGCTTCGTGTAATTCCCAGCCTCATTTACTTTACTTCCTTTTTGTTTATAAACAATTTTACCACCACCAGCTAGGGAAACTCCCTTGCCTAGTTTATTAAAGTCAGCTTTAGTAATCTTATTACGTGGTTCTGCAACACGTGCTAACTTCTTTTGTTTAGGAGAGTATTTACTAAAAGGCATATTACATTTTTCCCTTTACACTGCCACCTTCTTTATAACGTAGTACAATGTCATTAGGGCCAGTGTCAACTTCTTTTTTAACTTGACGAGCCTTACCAAAACCTTTAACTTGACGACCTACCTTACCACCTTCCATAAAAGCTTTAGTGCCTAGTCCACCACCAATGTTTTCTTGGCCTTTGTTTCCTGCATATTTTTTCTTTTTACGTTTCTTTTCATACTCTTTTGCAACCATTGCTAAAGGAGAAACTTTTTCAAGTACATCTTTTATTACCATTTTATTAACCTTTCATTGCCTTACCGTAACCACGGGTAGCACAGCCCACACCTTTAGGCTTACTACTTTTAGACTTACTTCCCACTGAACTACCCATTGATTTATAAGATACCTTACCACCAGCTTTTTTTCTAGTGTTAGGAGGAAGACTATCTAAATACTCTTTAGCCTTTTTCATTTGTTCTTTTTCTTCAGCAGCTTCTATCTTAGAGTTTCTTTGTGCAATTTCTTCTACAGTAAGAGGATATAATCTTTTATCTCTTTTTTCAAAGTCTTTAGCAAGTAACTCCTTATCACGTTTAGATGGCATATTATTTACCTCCCATTGCTTTACCGTAACCACGGGTAGCACAGCCTACACCTTTAGGCTTACTGCTTTTAGACTTACTTCCCATTGAACCACCTTCTTTTTTCTTAACCATTTTGCCACCGTACTTTTTAGATGTAGACTTAGCTTTACGTGCAGCTTCTTCACGTGCATCTTCTTCTTCTTTGGTACGTGTGTGATAAGGCTCACCTTTAAACATAAATTCTTTCTTACCAGCTTTACGTGCTGCAGCAAAAGCTTTACCAAATTCTGACAGACCTTTTTTACTAGTTGTATCTTTAGTTTTAGGAAAAGCAACAACTTCCTTACCACGTCCAGATGCTCTCATAACATCGGTAGGGCTTTGTTTTTTTGTTACTGCATCTAGTCCTGTAGGTTTCTTTGGAGGTCCAAGAGGTTTGTCAGCCATTTTAAGAGGGTTACTTACCATACCTATACCTTCAACACGACGACGAGTCATAGGCTTACCATCTACCGTATAATCAGTAATAGTATTTCCTCGTGGTCCTTTACGTTCCCGTGTAGTTTTATACTCAGGTTTTTTCATTAAATCTTTTAGTGTTTCTGCTACATTCCTTTTCTTTCGTGTTGATGTAGCTTTACGTGTATCTGAACGAGCCATGTTACGATCCTCCGTTAATTGTGTTGTCTCCTCCAGCAGGGGAAGCATTAAGTTGCATGTCATCCCGACGTGTACGTCGAGCTTGGTTTTGAAGACCCTGCAAAGCTCTATCATATTGTTGTTGATAAACTTGGGTAACAGAGAAGTTCTTCATAAAGTTTGTGGCTTCAATCATTGAGGCATAAAATAAAGCATCATAACAAAAGTCACTAAAGTAGTTTGTTTGTGAAGCACTACTTAAAGCTTCAGGTCTAGCTGTGTATACAAGTTCCCCACTATAAGTAGCACTTGCAGTAGGAGCAAACAAAAGGTTCGTGTTTGTTTTTCTAGCATAATACTTTGGGGTTCCAGTTGAGGCACTTACAGGCCAGTAATCATTTATAAATTCATCGGTACGTTGTAATAAGTTTATCTTAGTTCCACTGTCTTCAATAAAGAGATTCTTAATAATACGTGTTCCAACAGGTAATACAAATACATTCGTTGTAGCAGACAGTGCAACTGCAGTAGTCTGTACCAAGCCATAGTCATCCAGATCTTTGGTCAGTCGTTCCTCAGCACGATTAACAAAGTCAGGTATAGCTGTTGCAAACTCAGAGCTATCATTCTCTGTAGTTCGTATGATGTCATTAACTAGGTAAGTATAATTAGCCATAATAAATTGTCATTGTCCCACCACTAGGTAAAGCAGAAACTTTAACAGTACCTGACATACGAATACCTAGATTATCATTAAAGAACTGTTCAGTAGCATCGTTGGCAGTTGTGTTAGCAAACTTTACTTTATTACCAGTAACCTGACCAAAAGGGTCTGTAGAAGTACCAACTAAAGCAAACACACCAATACCAGTAGCATAAATACCACGAATACGTGTGTCCTTTAGGATAGATCCTGTAGTTANGTCAGTGGCTGTAGCAGCCGTTGCCATGTATGAAACTCTTACGTTAGACATATATTTCTCCTATTAAAAACATCGTTGGGTATATTATACTAAAAAAGGGTGTAGGATACAACTCCCACACCCTTTAAAGTTTACGAATAAACTAGTACTACTTATGCACCAGCATTCCCGTAGAAGCCTCTCCAATCGGAGAAACCGAAGCTATACCGTTCACGTGCTTTGAAACGTAGGTTACCTGTGTCAAAGTCTGGCTCCATTTTAGTTTGGAGTGGTGAACGTACAAACATTTTTGCACCATTCGGACAATCGGTTTTTAGGAACCAAGCATTCGTATCGGTGAAACGACGGTTAACAAAGTAACCTTTAGGCAACAAGCCTTGGTTACGAATTGAGTTAATGTCGTTTACGTTTGTTGCACCATTCGTTGCAGTACCTGGGTTGACTGCAATAGTGGTTGACAATGTGCTGTTCAAGATTTGGTCAGCAACAAACACTAGGTCAGATGGGATGTGCAAGCTTACAGCTTTCGTACCCGTTAGGATACCACGGTCATCTTTTTGTTTGTTGATTACAATCAAGCCAGCTTCCAACGAAGCTTCAGAAAGGTCAGCAGCCGAGAATAGGTTGCTTTGGTTTCCGTCACCAATTGTAGGGTGTGAGGCAGAAAAGAAAGCTGCTCCGTCACCACCTGCATATGATGTGCTAAAGCCGTTGTTGAATACATCAGCAGCTTTAACTTGCTTTGTGTTTGCCATTGCACGAGCCAAGCCTTTGGCACGTAGTTTAGCAAAAGTGTCATATAGATTGTCTTCCATTGCTTCTTCTGTGATAGCAAAACCAAGAGCTACAGTTTCGTGTGTGTAACGAGCTGTGTAGCTTTCTTGTGCATCATCATAAGAAACGGCTGCTCCTTCACCCTTTACAGGTGCAGAACCAAAGCCTGTGAAAAGAACTTCTTCTTCAAAAGCACGATCACTATTCTCTGTTTCAAATAGTGGTGCATGTTCGTTGTCAACTTCTCCATACTCAAGACCGAAGACGGCATTGAGGCCAGGGAGAAGCTCTTTAGATATACTTGCTCTATTAATAGCCATTGTTAATTATCTCCCTTAGTTAGTTACCGTAACTGGTGTAGAAACCAATACGTTAATGAAGTTTTGTTGGTTTGTTGTTCCCATCTGTACTTCCAGACGTGTGTAAGGATCACCTACGGCATTCCCTGGTTCGTCTACAATACCGATGACACGGAACAGACCAGCAGCAGAAGTACCAACACTACCTGCAGTTGTCAAAGCCGTAATAGTCGAACGACCTGTGAAGGTTGAACCAGCAGCAATGTTAGTAGCTGCTAC